ATAAATCTACATACCATTCAATAAAACTATCATAAAAACCTGGATCGAGATTACCAGGTTTTGCAATTTCATTAATAGCTGTATCTCTACAATGTTCATGGAATTGTTCAGATATATATAACTGTTCTTTTTCAGTCATAACAATATCTGGTATGGGATTGTCAATCATTTTTTCAACCTCTTTTTGTTAGTGATATATAAATTGGCATATTTAACTGCCAATTCTGGTTCGTTATTTGTTTCTGCCCATTTCATAGCTTTATAAATAGTATGTAGGGCATTTAGCTCTAAACTCTTTGGTTCGTTTCCATTATTATCATCTTCCCATTCATACTGATCTAATGCTTTTTTGGCATAACGGTATGCGGTAGATTCTGGAATGTTAGATCTCATTAATGTATTAACTACATCATTTTTATCTAAATCTTGCCGAAATAAGTTTAAAGCTAAATCTATTGCTTCTTTTCTATCCATCTTCTATTTGTTCACTAAATCTTGCATTAAAAGGTTTAAAGTCTTTCATAATAGCATCAAACTTTTTTGGATCGTTTAAACAATTTTCAGCAGTAGTAAGACATTCAAGAAGAAATTTATTTTCTAAAAATTTTCCAACTATTTCAATTTGTCTTTCAACATCTTTAGAAACATTAATAGCTTTCTTTTCATTTTTAGTAGTCACACTTTTCATAAGTGCAACTACTATTGATTTTTTAACTTCAGATAATTTCATTTATCTAAACCCTCTAAATAAATTTTCTTTAGTGGATCGTTTTGTTCCCTAAAAGAAAATCCATTTTCCCTTGTATCTTGTGGAATACAAATTCCTAAACCTGGATCGCTTTGTCTTAAAAATAAATGAACTGGTGTACGACCAGTATTGTAATCATATAAATGATTCCAAAGAAATAAACCTAAATCATTAAAAACCTTTAAAGGTAGGCTCTCATGTTTACCATTCACTAAGTAGTTATATATGGTACGTGTACCGCACCAATCAATACCCTCTAGAGTGATTAAATCTTTAAATTTACCTTTTTTAATTGCTGATTGTTGTTCAACTTTTGAAAAGAGGTTGT